TGAAGACCTCCGTGATCATGCTTTTTGGCCTGCTCCTGACGATGTCGATACAATGCAAGTTGGCAACGTCAAGGATTCGGCGGACAAGCAAGATCCGGTCACTGCAATTCGAATCATTGGAAACAAGATTGAGCAGAAAACTGTTCCCATGCTTGGAGAAAAGAATCAGATGGCAATTAATGCTGACGGAGATATTGTTGTCATCAAAACTGTGATCTCATACCGACCTGATTCAGTTGCTGGAGATTCTGGAATGCCTGTCATGGACAAGAGTGGCAAGTGTGTCGGATCTCACAGCGGTTCTCCTGGAAATGGCCCTTTCAAACCCGGTCAAGAAGCCTACTTTGAGCCGTGGGACTTTGAAATGCTCAACAAAGCTTTCCAAACAAAAAACAACTCCGTCCCTACCTTGAAAACCACCCAGAGTGGGTCAGGGACTGCGTCTCAGGCTACAGCGGCGACCGCGCAGCAATCTCTGGAGAACAAACGGAAAACAAAAGGAAACTGATCGGGCTTTTTCCAGTGCTCGGTCAAGTGTTCTTCCGATCCTCCGACTTCAAGGAGCATGAGGACCACCCAGCGAGTCAGTTCCTGCAACAGAAGGGCTGGCTTGACAAATATCCCCCCACAATGAAAATGAATTGGGGAGACTTGGACACTGCGTACAAGTCTGCACTTCGTTTCTGTAGTGAACCAACCGATGTTGATGACGTCGATTGGGGATGTTGGAACAGTGCATGGACACGCCTAAACAATCATATATGGCGAATTTGTCGTGGCTCGAAAGTGAGCTCTTGGGAGGAAGTGGATCGAGAAACCGACTTCTCCAAAACCAACGGATGGCCTGAATGTCAGCGCTATGGCACCAAAGGGCAATGGTATGATGTTCCCGAAAATAAGGACCAATTAGCAAAGATTTGGGACTCCCATTTGCCGAATGGAACCATCCGTTTCTTCAATACTGTGCTCGAAAAACACGAGATTCGCCTGGCCGAAAAGGTCGACCAAGGGAAAGTGCGGACTATCACTCCGGTTGCAACACCACATGTGCAATCATCTCGTCGTTTGTACCAAGACATGCTGGAACGCCTAAATAGGAGACCCCTGCACAGCTACACTGCCCATGGTTTCAATCCGTATCGTGGCGGTGTTAACGCTCTCTTCACGTATCTAACTGGAGATGAAGGTTTCAGAAAAGGCTTTGAATTTGATGTGTCGAAAATGGATTCAACTATCCATATCCGCGTCATGGAACGTCTATTGCAAGGCGAGTTTGAAAATTTGCGGCAAGAAGACAGAACTGGAGACAATTTCGTTCGAATGATGAACTTAAAGCATCAAGTTTATTGCGGACCTATTGTCATGCCGGACGGTTTGGTCCTGCTCAAAGGATCAAGTGGCAAAGGTGCCAACACGTCCGGCCAATATTTGACAGCGTGGGACAACACGCGAACGGCAATCTTCTATATCATGTATGCCTTCGCTCGGAAATTTGGAAATCTTGACGAATTTGACCAATATGTGCGCCTTGTCGTCTTGGGAGATGACATTATTATGTCGGTGCACGATTCAATCATTGATGCTTTCAATGGTGATTGGATCATGTCAGTTCTCTTTTCAGATCTTGGAGTTACCCTTGAAACACCTGACCCTCGACCAAGGTGGGTCTACGACCTACGTTTCCTCGCATTCGGATTCAGGTTCGATAAAGATCTCGAGACATTTGTGCATGTTCTCGATCCTCGGCGAGTTACAAGTTCACTGATACAAGGCGG